TGGAACACCATGATGCCTATTACGCAATAGGTCAGGATCCATATGTATTGTCTACAAAGATACAAAAAGATTTTGATAGATTGCAGGGCGTATTGATTAACGTTGATTTTAGTAATTATGATAAAACTATACCAACTGTTTTGATTGCTGGCTTCGTTGAAGTGTTCATGAAGCTTCTGCGTACCGATAAGGTTAAAAATCGTGGTGTTTTTGCTGTTAAGCTTACGAAATGGTTGACATCTACTATGCATATATATGAGGGCAACGGTTACTACACTAGACAGGGGAACAATAGTGGTGTTTTTATAACCACGTTGTTAAACTGTGTAGTTAACCACATACTCTTAATGTATACGCTCATACGTAGATATCATGAGCGATGGGAGTTCTATCCGATGCTTCATGAAATAAATCGCCATTACACTGCGCGATTTATGGGGGATGATAGAACTCTCAAAGTGAGCAAAGGGTTGGCACTTAGTATGCTCGATTTTGTGGATGACACCGCTAAGTTCGGTATGATTTGCACTCCAACAAAAACGGGTGGCCGTGATGACGAGAAATTGTTGGATTTTTGTTCCAGACAATTTCTTGTGGATGAGATCACCGGTGTTGTTTTCCCGGCGCTTAAGAAATCAAGTATAATAGGTCTATTGTATTGGTTTTCCAGCAATGATAGGCTTCAAATCATCCAGAACTTGAGTGCATGCCTCCGAGAAGGAGCATTGCATGAAGATCGTGAGTTCTTTGAGTCACTCCTCCGTGATGCTATGGTGGTAGCCAGAGAATATGGTGTGAGTTTGTCAGAATTGTATTTTGTCAACTATGATAGCCTAAGAGAAAGGCACATAGCGGCGGTTTTGGATATTAGTATATTATCGCGATATACTAGGCGTGAAATCGTTGATAAAATCGAAAAAGATACAGTTAATGAATCAAGAGCAATCACATCAGAAGTGTGTTATAAGATTGGAGGAAAATTTGGAACTCCAGAAGAAAAATACAAGAGGAAAATTGCGTACGATAGAGTACTCAAGATTATTGAGACGATGGCGGCTACTGGTAGTAGCAATCCTGTTAATCGTGTTTTGGAACTTGTGGTTAAATTACACCTGGACAAACCAACCGATAGCGCAAACCTCGCCGAGGGAACCCCTGATAACCCAACTTGGGAACATATTGTTACCTTCGGAGAAAGACACTTTAGTGGGCGAGGCCCAAGTAAAAGTGTGGCGAAGAAAGAAGCTTACACACTCTTAGAGGAGTTCATCACAAAGAACGTAACGATCAATTCATCCGATGAGGCTAAAAGGATTGAGGCTAAAGAGGTTTCCAAGAAAATTGGTGGCAACTTTATCCTCACGTACATTGCAGACCAACTTGAGAGGGCATCTACGAACGCCTACATGGCAAGCCACTCGCGAGCGGTTGTTGCCTTTAGAGGTGATTTGCCTTCGCACCGTGTGGATTTCGATCATTACAGTGTTTGGGAATCTGAGGGATTGTATTATTACATTTCTCGACTCTTTTCCCACACGTCATGGAGTAAGATCACGAAGATATACGGATATTTTCCCGGTATAACAGTTGAGGGTGATAAGGTGTTGTACAATTGTGACAATACTGTACCACTTACACTGTTGGAAGAGAAAATAGAACTGTCTGATCATGAGTATGAAGCTGTACCTAACAGCGATAGTGGTGTTAGAAGCGTACGGGGTAGTGAAACTTCACATCAGGGTCCACAGCCTGTGTTGATCGACTCAACGGTTACTCCTAATGAGGCACCGGTTTTGAGTACTGTTGGCACACGACGTGAAAATGTTCTCAACCCACTTGGTCCACCGAATATGATCAATGCTTCTGGTATAGTGTTTGATTTGAAAGAATTAGTGTACTCTCAGTACATTGATAGCGACTATCAAATTACTTTTACAGAACAGGATGGAGCTGGTAAAGTGCTAGCGGCTATTAGCGTTGACCCTCTTGGTCAATACGTTAATAAATATGCAAAATTGTGGGTGAAGATGCACAAGAATTATTGTGGTCCACTTATGGTCCAGATAAGTATTGTGGGCAATCCGCAAATGTCTAGCTTGGTTACTTGTGGATGGATGAGCTCCAAACCGGGTGACAAAGTTGATATATCAGAATTGCAAAAGATTGCTAGTACAACCAGCAATGTGTGCTTTCCCAGCGTTGAAGAATATGTCTTGTTGGACGCTCGACAAAAAGATTTTTACCGCTTGTCGAGTGAACCAATGGGTGACAATGTACCTCATTTGGTCTTGGCCATAAATACTCAGGCCCAAAGTGCATTTGGTACCACCAAGGAAGTACGTATTCGTATTTCAACACGATTGGCTAATCCATCCGACGTGTGTGGGCCTTTTATGGTGTCGGAACCTACTTCACCAAAAATTACTTACGATGAGAACAAGCGTATCAAGACTTTAAACATCTAACTCCGCAATTGAGAGATAAACTACGAAACAACTTTGTTGTGCCTTGCTTAGATGTACCAAAACTTGGTGAGCAACTTATTTTCACCATTGACGGTAGGGCAAAAAGACCATTAATTGATGACACAGCAGATACTAAACACCTTACGGACATTAACAACTTGGATATAGCTACAGATGTGTATTTATCTACTAAGGGCGCGTCGGAAGCATTTGTTATAGACCGTAAGAAGGAAGCTCGCTCATCTTCTGGATTGATATTTCCAACACGCAACGTGCGTGTGGTAATGCGGACAGAACCTGTGAGCACCCGTGTAATAACATCATACACTGTGTGGCTAATTGAATACGGAGCGAATAAGCAATGCTTCTCACCTTACGATTTAAAATTGGACTCACTACCCGGTCACGATGATTTTAGCGCTTTAGGGGTTCTCGACGAAGTCTGGACTTCTGTTCTTAAACGCAAACCAGCGGGACTAAACTTTAATTTGGCTCAATTGGAACCAGTTAAAGTAGATTTCACCATGCTCGACAGGGATCTTGAAGGAGCTAAAGTAATGCGAGTTCTAACAACAAAAGAGGCTTATGTGTATTCTGCTGTTTCCGATTTGGGTGAATTGAATATAACTAAATTATATTTTGATGTCTCGGGGAAAAAGTATGAGTACAATGAGTTTCCAGTTTCTATAAACATGCGTACTCCGATAGTTGTAGTCAAGATGAATGCTACAGGATATCATTCAGCTTTGAGCTACCTTGATAAGGATTATCGGATTCTTACGATAAACACAACACCACCAAATAACGTGAGTGCGGCTCATGTTTTACGAACTCGTGGTAATTCACCTAATGTGAATGCTGTTTTGAGGAGATTAGCCCTGGAAATGGAGGGGAGTTATGATATAAGAATCTCTTCTATAGAGACGACATATGTTACTCTTCATATTCGTTTCTTGATGGGAAGCCCACTTGACACGTCACAACTTTATATCCGTGTCGCTGGTAACTACAGCACTCTCTACGCTGTGTTATCGTTGGATTCCAATTTCTTGAAGATTGATAGCATTGAGCCAGCGTCAACAACTAACCTTCAAATATCGGATGCTCTTGAATTTAAGTCATCTGAGATTGAAGTGACACCAAATGCCGCTATAGCAGCCGCGTTTGTGGGTGGTTCGGCACTCCAGGGTGTTGGTCAGGGAATATCTGGTTGGGCACAATACAAATTGTGGGACAAGAAATTGGATTGGTATCGCGAGTCCCAACAGAATCAATTCGCTTTTCAGAAGACATTCCTTGGTATGCAGCAAGAGAATGCTATGACACTGCAAGCACAGAGATATAATAACGAGCGTAACTTGCAAAAGGGTTCGTTCGAAAATGCACAATATATGCAAGATCGTACTATCAGAAACCAACAACAGATGCAGCAGACCAATATACAGGCCCAACGTGGATTTCAAGAACAGAATTTTGAAAATCAAAAGGGTTTGATGGAATATGCTGCTATCCTAGCTGGTTATCGCACACCAGCAGCCATTCACGGATTGACAAGCAATACTAGACCAGGCTTAGGCTACGTGAATATGGCAGAACGGATGGATTATGGTAGTTCTCATTATGGATCACCACAACCATTTGTTTATGGAGGTACGAATAGAGTAAGCAATAGC